ATATTTATTGATATATTTTATTTAAAAAAAGAACACACTAGAATATACAATATACAATATACAATATACTATACCAGTCTACATTACATACATTGAATTGCCAATTCACAAGCCATTTGTTCCGCCTTTTTTTTTATTTTGTGAGTGCCGGATGCAAAATGCACTAAAATATGTCCCCGTTCCTCATAAATTTCGCGTATTTTTGCAAATGATTTCAGTTCACTATAGTTGATAGAACTCTTAGAGTCCACGTGATATATTTCTTTACCTAAACATAAGAAAACACCCATCGTATACCCTGTTTCAGCATCATGCTGTATTTCTAAATAGTCAGGCGTCGTTTTGAATTCTTTCTGTATCTTCACTTGCAAAATATTCTTATAATTGTCATCATTTTTGATAAGAGAAATCCAGTCAATGTGGCGCTCGAATACTGCTTCAATAAATTTCTGCGCCATTTGAAACCCAGGCCCTGTGACAAATACGTTTTCGAACCATTTATCGTCGTCGTGAACTGATATTTTATTAAAGTCGAGAAATAGGGCACCAATAAACGCCTCAAACAAGCACCCCAGTTTTTTAAGATTGGTGCGTGTCTTTTTTTCCTCTGCGTGTTTCGAAATAATAAACCATTTATGCAGTCCCATTTCAAGCGCCAGTTTGCCAATCGACTCATTTTTTACAATCGCAATTTTTTTTTCGGTCATGAAGCCTTCATTCTCTTTAGGAAATCTGCGATACAAATAGTATTTTGTCACACATTCTAAAACTCCATCGCCAAGGAATTCGAGTCGCTCGTTGGATTTTGTGCGCAGCGCCATGCAGTTTGATGGTTGAGGTGTTATTTTTATATTTTCACGTGCATTTTCAAGTTGAGGGCGTTTCGTATATGATGCGTGAATAAATGCACGGCGATACAACTCAAAATTGTGAAGTGTAGATGGGACGCCATATGTCGAAAGAATAGATTGAACATCATTCAATGTAATCTCTCTATTGTCCGGGTTATAAGGATTAAATATATATCCATGTCCATCTTCTGCAAGAACGATGTCTGTATCATTTAGAATATTTTTTCCAAGAGTTGCTGAACTTGGGCCGGAAGATGGAGAATGTCTTTCTTGTGTTGTCATATTAAACCGCGGTTTATGTGTATGTTTGATAATTCTATTTTACCTTTAAATCATTTCAATTTACTTTCTTTTTAAATATTAAAAAATAAAATATTGTATACTATTTTTACATATTTTTTATATTTAGCATATATATAATAAAATAAAATGGTTTTAAGTGGTCCTAAAAGGGTTTCGGCAATAAATTCTCTTACTAACAGAGGGTGCATCTTTGGAAGTATGGCTGGGTTGGCGCCTACCACAGGTTTGAACCCTAATCTGCTGAACGTGTATCGTGCAAATACGAACTATTGTCAGAACAAGTGTATCCCAACTGGCTGCAAGGATGGTTTTGAATACATGAAACAGCGCGGTCTTATCGCTTGCAACAAGGGTGCTGGTGGTATCGGTCGTTCTCACTGGTCTCCGGGTATTGGTATCCTCTATGGTGGTGGATGCCAGAAGGGATGGTCGTATTAATTTATTACTACTTGTTACATGTGAGTTTCCGTAGTAGTATAGTAATATAGTAGTTTAATTTTATAATATAGGAAAACTATGTTACAAAATACAAATAATCATAAAACACAAAAATAAAATAATATTACTAGATTATATAATCAACACAATAGTATAAACCATAAAAAGATGCCTCAAAGAAATGGACAAAGAAGTAGAAATGGTCGGTCAGCAATGGCTCGTCGCGTATTGTTTAGCGGTCCTGGTTCCGCCGATGGATTATACGCAAATACCCAAAATGGTGGAGGTATGAAGAAAGGTGGTGCACAGCCATCCGGAACAGGGTTTATGATTCCATTTGCACAAAGGTCTCAAATCGCAGTTCCTGCTCTGAATAAAGATTTTCTATTTAACTTTAGGCAGTATTACAATGCTCCTCGACACGCTGGTCCCAAGTTGTAAACGTATTACGTATTATATTTTCATTATACTTTCATTATACTTTCATTATACTTTCATTATAATTTGTTCAAGTTTTGCAAATACATAATTATAATGAAATATTTTTAAGTAGTTGTCAATGCAACTATTATATACTATATTAAAACGATTTAGAAATGTTATAAATAGGTATTATAGTAATAAAAACGCGTATAGCATAGTCATGATAATCAAAATTGACAATCGTGAAACATCTCTTATACCATTGATAGAACACCGCATGGAAGTATTTATGAACTCAAATACTGGTGGTTGTGACCTTCATGAAGGAGTTGATGACGGACTTGATGACGACAATAGCGTCGCGCTAAAAAAACCAAAGGCAAAAAAGTCTACATCCGCTAAGATAAATGCATCAAACAACAACAACAACAACAACAACGGATGTTTAGTTCCCTTGCATTTATTTAGTGAAGTAGAAATGAGTTCAACTGCGGAAGTTGATGTTGATGTTGATGTTGATGCTGTCACTTCCACCAGTTCCACCACTTCCAAACACTTTATAAAAAAGGAACAACTTCCAATTGGCGACATTATTTTACAAGATGATACAGGACGTGACATTATTATTTTTGAAAGGAAAACGCTGTATGATTTGGCTGCTAGTATTCGCGATGGTAGATATAATGAGCAATCATTTCGTCTAAACAAAGAAAATATTCATAACCATAGTATCGTATATATTATTGAAGGAGATATAGAAAGGTATATTGAAAAGAGGGGTCGCGTATCAAAAAAGACACTGATTAGTTGTATGTTTTCACTTTTATATTATAAAGGGTTTTCGGTATTTAGGACAAATTCGATATGCGAAACTGCGGATGTTGTGGTATTTTTTGCGGATAAATATTACAAGACATCTTTGAGTGACAAGTCGCGCGTGTTTTATTATGCTGCCGAGGCTAATCAGAAGCAGAAGCAGAAGCAGAAGCAGAATCAGGAAGAGAACCAAGTTGTATCACCTTCTTCTGTAAAAGGAAAGGCAAAGAGTGAAGATGATGGTAGCGATGATAATGAGAAATATTGCGCGGCTTTGAAGTCTCATAAAGAAAAGAATGAGTATATTACGCCTGATAATATTAATATCATTATGTTAACATGTGTTCCTGGAATAAGCTCTAAAGTAGCAACACAGCTTATGCGTGAATATAAGACAATACAAAATCTCTTATATCAACTTGAAAAAACACCCGATATGTTAAATACATTTATGATTAAAACAGAGACCGAAGGTGCAAGCCCCAAGACTAAGACTAAGACTACGTTCCGAAAAATAAACAAAACATCGGTGGAAAATATAAAAAAGTTTTTAATGACAAATATTGTTGCGAATGCAAATTAACTGCCTACTGCAATAGATACATTATTATCTGCATAGTATCCTGCGTCGATTAATGCTTGTGTGAAATCAGCGCCACCCCAGTTGGTGTCCATAGGATTTGGGCTTAAACCAGTGGATTGCTGAATATAGTCGAGCATCATGTCAGGAGTAAATTCGCCTTGGTCCATATTTGATGCATCGTAGCCAGGGTAAGAATTTACATTGAAAGGGGGGTCGTCGCGTGATGCGTCAAGTAGTTTAGTAATATGTTTTCTGGGCGGTGGCAATGCGTTTGGATTTGTTACAGGCGGCAATCCTCCTTGTAAGTCGGTTGGACCGGGGCGTATTTTATAAACTGCTTCACCTTGGGCATTTTCAGTATGTTGCAAAAATAACACGGGACACATCATTCCAACAGAACGTTGCCAATTTGTAAATTGCACATATTCCTCTAAATTATTAAAAGTAATTGGATTTACACCTGGCACCATTTGTTTACTTGAGTTATACAAGTAGATTTTTGAACCTTTTTGAATAAGAATATTTGGGCAGTTAGAGTTACTATTTTTATTTTTAGGCATGGTAAGTGCCTCCCTGAAATCTGCGGATGAATAATTTAATACAAAATATGCGCCCATTAAAAATAAAACTGCTATAATAATATACTTATGATACATTATGGGTTATATAATTATATATAATTATGCTATATTATATATAATTATATGATAAAATACTACCCAAATATATTAATTATTCTAAATATGCATTAATAAATATTATATAAGTAAAATATATAAGCAAACTTTATAAGCAAAACTTACACTTAAATGTTTGGGTTTTTAAATAAAAATACAGACAACAATGCGGGAAGTAATATGATTATGTTGACCGAAGCCGATATAAAAAAACTTAAACATAATCACGGGGTTGTATTATTTTTTATGAATGGTTGTGGACACTGCGTTAATATGAAAGATGACTGGAATGCGGCGGTAAGTGAATGTAGAAATAATGGTATTGGTAGTGCAGGAGACGACTTTGTATTGGGTGCAATTGAAAGCGGGAATACAGATATGTTTCAAAAACATGGAATTACTACCAACGTAAATGGATATCCGACTATTTTGTATATTACGTCTGAAGGAATTAAAAATGGTAATACAAATCATGAAAAATATGAGAAACCAAGAGAAAAACAAAAATTTATTGAATGGATTAAAGAGAAAAAAAATAGAAAGAAGAGTAAAAATGTTGTAAATGAAATGCCAGTAAATAATAAAAATAATAATAATAAAAATAAAGGTAAACAATCAGGTGGGGGTGGGGGTAGACGTCGAACATACCGGCGAAAACAAACGCGCAAGTCGAGGACGCGCACAAAGCGTAATACACATCGTCGTCGTCGTCATCGTCATCGTCACATGAAAGGGGGTGGCGGTGGATGCGGTTGTGGATCCGGAGGTTTATTTTAGGGGATGGGGGATAGTATAAATAGTAAATATTACCTACGTTTTGTATATCTTTTTTTATTATGACGCATATTACTCATTGTCTTATAATATTTATGTCTTGTAAAGCCTCCCTTGGGTGCATTTATGTTAACGGGGGTGGACGACGATGACGATGACGATGAGGAAGTTTTTGGTGCAAGTGCAGTTCCGCATGCTACACATATAATAAATTCTCGCAATTCTGTAAGTGATATAGATATACCTGCAATAGCAGTTGCGGAAGGATATTTAGCTGTAGTATACTTAATCAGTTCTTGTATTGCTTCATCATGAGTATCGTCAATTTTTTTATTTATTGCACTATTTGCACCACCAAATATACCTGTTACATTCCCAACAAAGTCGCGAAGTATAGATATTGAATGGACCATTGTCCCCCTTACAAACCCTAAAGGTGTATATGCATTTTCATCATAGTTATTTGTAGTAAATAACTTAAGTGACATGTTATGTTATTTATTTGACCTGAATCGTATATATATTGACTATATATTTTTATATTTTTATATTTTTCGTGTCAAAAAATTGAAACGAAAAGTATCACTTAAATGGTATATATCGAAACTAAACCACGTCTTAGTAGTATTACCATTCCAAATGTCAACCACCGATCTTACAACTTTGTGCAACAACAACAACAACAACAACTATATACCTACTGAAACTGACGATAATTGCAAACAGAAACAAGAGTCGACTCAAGTGCGAAAAAAGTTACTTACAAAACTTGGAAAACTGAATGTGTCAAAGTCTTCAGAAGAAGAAACGCCGCAACCACAACCACAACCGCAGCCTGAAAATAGACGAGACAAGTCCACGGAATATTATTATAAACATCGGGAAGAAAAACTCGAATACCAGAAGAATTACAACCGCCAAAAAGGCGATGAAATCAAGGACTATAACAAAAATTACTACATGAAACGAAGAGAAGAGATTCTTGAAAAAGCCAAAACCAAAGTCACGTGTGAGTGCGGGTGTGTAGTCCAGTTGTTTAACATGAACTCACACAAGAAAACAAAAAAGCATGTTCGCTATCTTGAAATGCGACAGGCTATGGTGAATGCGTCTACTTCACAGATTGAAAACATAGAATTAAATTGCTAAATTTATTTACTACTACTATGAAATTAATTTTTTTTCATCGTTCTATTCTTTCGCATTTGTTTTTTCTTAAATGATTTTGATTTTATATTTTTCTTAATATCATCTTGTTGACTAGTAATGCTACCGAGTTTTGAATCATGTACAGCCACAGCCACATCCACATCCTCTTTAAAAAAACTTTTCATATGTTCCAGCATTTTTTTACTTATAATTACATCCACTTCTTGTTCATCGGGGTCTTTTTCTGTAATATTATACTTTAAACGATTCATCATAAAGTCAGTAAATTTCTCTTTTTCAGCGTTATTATTTTTCATTTCTTTTGCTAAACTCGAGTTTAAAAAACGTTTAATAATAACCGATGATGGCAAGTAGTGTTTGTATCCCTTTACATGAATATAGTAAACATTTTCATCTTCCATTTTTGGATGAAACAAGTCGTCTACAAAGCATATTTCTACATCTTTCGGCAATTTGGTGCATCGAAAGAAATCATCGATTGTTTTATCATGTGTTGTGCGATTCACTTCGACGATTTTTCCATCCACTTTAAACGCAGATATAATTTGTTCGAATATTTTTGATTTTAGTTTAGTCTCAAAGTAGGTTTTAATATGTTCAACCCAAGCGCGTTCACCTTGGTTGTTTGTATAAATCATCACTGCTTTGCATTTGCCGTCTTTTTTCTTTTGCAAAAGGTATCGCAATACGTTTAAAATATAGGGGCGCGGATATTCCGGGTATAAGTCTAGCAAATCATTAAACATATTATACGCTTTATTGTCGTCGTTATAATAGTCATCTAATAACATACAAAATGAACCAAATTGTCCAAAACTACCCAACGTTTCATCTAAATCAAATACAACAACTTTTTTATATTTTGTTTTTTGATTTGATTCAGAGTCCTGTTCGGATTCTGATTTTATATTTAAAAATTTATTTAAAAATTTAGGCATATAATAAATATATAAATATTATAATAAAATATAATTTTATCTTATTTTAATATAGCTTAGTATATTAATATAATTCTTATCAATATCATTATCAATATAACTATTATTACATAAATATTTACTTATATGGGTCTTTTAAAACAAAATTATTATATTAAAATATTAAACTATTATGATATACCTATTTCTTCAAAAGATTCATCTAAAACTATAAAACATAAAGCTGAAAATATACTTGCTGAAAAGTTATGCAAGTGTATTAAAAAAGTTAAAAAAAACGACGATGAACATGAAGACGACAATGAGAACAAAACATCATCCAATGACGAATCAAAGGCAATTGCAATCTGTTCAAATTCTATTTTTGAAAAAAAGGGTCTCGAACGAGGGTTATTTGACTGCAAGAAGAAACCACGACTAATAAACTTACATGGTAAAAAATACTCTCTTACTAAAAGAAAACGAACACTTATGATATCTCGTAAAAAAAAATTACTACGAATGTTACAAACAAGGCGCAATAAAATGAAGAATTAATTTGTTACTATATGTCAGCATATATCCGAATATATGCAAACGTAACAAATTAATTAGGTGTGGGGTTTGGGGTTTGTGTTTGGGTTTGTGGGTGTGTTTGGGGTTTTATTGTCTTAGCTCGAAGGTTTGCTTTGCTTGGGTTTGCGTGTAGATGCTGGGCGTGGCGTGGAAGGGACTTCGCTTGGTTGTGATGTAGTTGCTGGAGGAGATGCGGGGGTGGGTGAGGGTGCTTGGGCTGGGGCTGGTGCTGGTGCAGGCGCGGGTGCGGGAGCTGGAGCAGAACTTGACGAAGTTGACTCATTATGTTGCGATTGTCTCTCTCCAGATGGGCGACTCGAATATACGCGACCACCTCCACCACGGCTTCTGTTGGTCTGTCTATACTCTGATGAATCCTTGCGCACCAACATCCACTCACCACGGCCTCCGCGTCCACCACTAGAACCACCGCGAGTTGTTTGTCTACCACGCACAGGTCTGTCGCCACCTCTTACATGCTCAGACCTAACAGCAGCGCCTGAACTAGCGCTTGCACTTGCACTTGCACTTGCAGAACGTTGCTCATGACGCGTCTCACAAAACAACTTTCCACCCTTTACACCACGGACATCCATCGCCTGAAACTTATGGTTTCCTGAAGCAGTGTTTGAAACAGAAAACTCAACATACTCTCCCTCTACCAAATAGCGGTATTGCTCCTGACTTACCTTAATCGCAGAATGGTGTGCAAAAATCTCACTTGCATCTTTGAATTGCTCGTTACCTCCTACGATGGTGATAAACCCAAAACCGGTTTTATTATTGAACCACTTCACGCGCCCGGTAAGACGAACAGAAGCCGATGTATCCGAAGAACTCATAACAAAGAAACACTACGATAATATACGATAGTATACTTTAATATAGTAAATGGCTTTAAGTATATTTTTAAAAATATAATATTTTTTTACCAACTATATATATACTTTACTTACAAAATGCAGATTATTTTAGTTTTAATGCAAATTGTAACCATTTTGGTTTTTGTTTTTATTCTACTTTCAAAATTTAGTATTTTTCATAAAATACTACTAATTGGTGGTATTTATGGAATTTCTTACTTAAATGGTGTATTCAATGACTATTTACAGCTTACTATTAAACACGAGTTAAAAAATAAAAAACTAGTCGAGGAAAAAAAGAAAGCCGGTGAGAAAAATATTTATGGTATGCCATCCGGGCACGCGCAATATATTTCATTTTATATGGTATTAATTTACTTGTTTTATGCTAATATTAATAAAGATGGTAGGTTTTTTAAGGGCAAGTATAACTACCTGTATTACTTGTTGATATTTATTATTATTTTGAACATAATTGAGTTGATTATTTGTATGGTTAACGACTATCACACGCCATTAGAATATGTAGCAGGAATTTTTGTTGGTGGTATTGTTTCATTTATAACATTTTTTGTTTTA